TAGACGTTGTGACGCCGCTGTCGTTTTGTAGGTAGACCGTGATGTAGTACCCGCTCGAATAGCTCAGGGCCACCGAGCAGCGCGGTGCCGTCGCCGGGTCATAGATGCGGCAGAAAAAGAACGCCTCGCTGGCGCCCATCGTCAACGTGTTCGGGTCGATGTAGATGCGGAAGCGGAACGTCGTACCGCTGAACTGGCTGAATGCGATATGGCCGTAGATCGCCGTCGTGTCATCGATCAAGCACAGCAGGCCACCGTCCGTCCCGGCCAGCGCCGCCGATGCGCTCCAGGCCAGATCGCCGCCGTCGGTAACGGTGCTGTCGAACTCGGATAGATCGGCCTCTAGCTGGATGTTGAAGGTTTCAGCCATCTATAAATACCCTTGTCGCTCCAACCGAATGCGCGTCTTTTCCTCATCCGGCCACTCGAACAGGCCCACCGGAACGGGTATGCCAAGGCCGATAGAATAGCTACCGTCGGCGTTCTCGTGTACCATCGTCCTGGGCGGCAGATCGGTACCCGCCTCCTGTGCCTGGTGGCGTAGCGAGGCCATCACCGCGCCCGCGTTCAGTTCGTGCCCTTTCCAGGGTCCGATCTCAAGCTGCGCGCCGTCGAGCAGGAGGGTCACCGCCGGCTGGCTCTTTTTCTTGCGCGTACCGATGGACGTGAGAGGCATCAGCTATCTGCCGTGTAGGAGAGTACGAACCCAGGACAGTACAGGTCTGTGACGCACGTGTCGTTTGCGTTGTCCGAGTCGCGCTGGAGATAGCACTTGAACACGTCGCCCGCTGTAACCCCGTTCAAGTCCACGGTGCCCGACGTGAGGCCCCCAACGCCGTTGACATCTCGTGTCGTTACTGTAGCGTTCGTTCCAGCCGTCCAGGCGCTGGTCGAGGTAGGCAGATAGGACACATTGAACGGCACGTACACACTGCCCGCCGCTGCGCCCGAGCTGTAAAGCACCGCCCAGGCTTTGAATCCGCTCACGTAGTCGTTGGGCACCACGCCCCACCCGCCTGCGCGCCGATCTCCGCCCGTACCGGCTGCCTCTTTCAAGTAGACTCCCGATCCGCTAGGTGGGCGAATCTCGCTTGCTGAGTTTTCCCCCGCCGAGGCGGGCACAAACACCTTGCGCGTCCGGTTCGGGATCAAAGCGGTCGTCACCGCGTCCGCCTTGATCATATCCGTGTCTACCTGGATGCTGGGGTTTAGAAAACTGCGCTGGTTCGTCACCGTCACGACGCCACCCGTCGTCACCGTCACCGCCGCCAGCGGTATCTCCCAAGTCGTATTGGCGACCTGAGTTAAGGCAGGTGTGCCCGCGCCCTCTGTGCCCGCTACCCGCTGGAAGCGCACGACCTGGCTGCCATAGTCGGCGCGCAGTACGATCCGGTCCACGCGCGTCGCCGCTGCCGGTGTGGGGATATTCTTCGTGCCCGCCGCGTCGTTGACGTAAAAGAACCCCTTGACCATCGCCGCGCCCGTGGCAATTGTGACCGGCGAGGCCGTGCCGCCGACCGCCGATACAGCCAGGTTGTTCAGGTGCCCCTTAAGGATTCCCTCCGTGGTGTTGTCCCCGATCCACCACGCCTCAAGCATCTCGGTGAAGCGGGCCTGGGTATACCCACCGGCCAACCCATCCCCGGTCCCGTTCGTGGTCCAGCCTAACGAAGTCTGAGCCATCGCCCTACTCCTTAGATTCCATTGTAATACTCATAATAGCTGATGTAAATCTCTGTGACGGCGGTCGCCCCCGTTGCCGTCACAGAAATGGTATCCAGGTGCCAGCTTGTCAGGTCGCTGTCTGCGGTCAGTTCTGCGATCTGGTTCGCCCCGGTCGAGTCCTTGATCGTCTTGTAGCTGTAGCGCAGGTCGATGTCCCGGCGGTCACCTGCCGCAATGCTTGACCCGGTAAAGTCCAGTTTCTCGTTGGTGCTCTCGTTCGTGATCACACAGTCCGTGATCGGCCCCACGATGCGGATGCGGTAGGGATAGGAGCGCCACGATCCGGCATACGTGATCGTCTGGCTCGCGTCGATGATGCTCTGGCCGATGCCCAGCGGGATGATCATCGGAATCTCGAACGTCTTGCTTGAGTAGTCAATCCCAAACGTGACCGCCTTTCCGTTCGGGTCATAGAAGGCCGGGTTAGGGCACAGGAAATCGACCGCGAACTGTTCCACGCCGGCGTCGCCCGCCCGGCTGTCCATCACCGCGCCTTGTAGGGCCACGTCAATCTGTCGTCTTGAACCGTTGCCCAGGTCAAAGCGCAGTTGGCCGAGCGCATTGGTCGGCTCCAAAATCTCGTTCAGGTCCTCGCGCCGCCCCCAGTACGTGGTCGGGTCCCCGGCCTGGAAGTACAACATCAGCCGGATCAATCGCTGCTGCGCGCGGAATCCGCGATCCGTTGCGCCGTGTTGGAGCGGGCCCTGCTCGACGATCCGCTGTACGGGCATCGGGCCAATGCCTTGCATCGCCGTTACCCGGCAATAGGTGTTGTCGCTCATATTGAACACGCTGCTACCCCGGATCAGCGACACGGTTGCGTATGCTGGAATGGTCATCTTATTGCCATCCTAGTAGCTCCAGGACGGTTTGCACGTCGCGCGCCACGTCGCTCTCGCTCTGCCGGTCGGCGTAGTTGGCGTGCACCGTCACGTTGGCGCTGCGGTCTATGTTCGTCGTGTTGTTCTCGATCCGGCTCAGCCGCTCGGCCATTCCGGTTGCCTGCACCGTGCTACTTGCCACCGTCGCCGTCGCCATCGCCGGAAGGCGCGCATTTAGCGTCACGCCTTGCGCCATCCCGGCCATCATCTGCGCGCCGACCTGGGCAAAGACCTCACTGGGCGAATGAATGCCCAGGAACCCCTTGGCGGCGTCCAGCGCCGCCTTGGCTGCCGCCTTAGCTGCGTCCGCGATCACCTGTGCGCCCTCGCGGATGCCCTTGGCGATCCCGCTCAAGATCGCTTTACCCACCTTACCCCAGTCTACCGACTTGAACCAATCGACCGCCTTTTGCGCGATCTCTTTGATCTGCGCCCACGCCCGGTCCCAGCCCTGGCGCAGCGTCTGGCCGAATCCGTACCAGTCGCCTCGGAACGCCGCCTGGAATGCCGCCGAGATCGTTTTCAGGTTTTCCATCACGAACTGGGCGACTGCCAGAATCCCGTCCCACAGCGCCGTCACGATTGCGATCACCTGCTCGCCGTGCGCTGCCCACCACTCGCGCACCGTGGATAGGAACACCTCGATCCCGGCCTGGATTGCTACCGCCGCCGTGGTGATAAAGTCGCGCACCTGGGTCCATATTTCGAGTGCTTTTGCCAGGATGGCGTCACCGTTCTCAGCCCAGAACTCGCGCACCCACGTCACGACCTGCTCGACAATGTCCCGGATTCCCAGGAAATTGCTCTCCCACGCTTGGCGCAGCAGGACCACCGCCCCCATCACCACCGCGAATGTCGCAATGATCGGCGTCATCGTCGCTACAATGCTCACGATTGCCGGAATCACCACTGCCGCGATTGCCGCCGCCAGCGCGATCATCACATCTTGCAGCTTGACGTTTTCCTCCAACCAGGCGCGCACTTGCTCGATGAATGGCTGTACCGTCTGCCAAAGCTGCGTGAGCGCCTCGGTGATGGTATACATCGTGTCGGCCAGTCCGGGCGGGAAATAGTCCTCCCACGGAGTGTCCGTGCCGATCTTGCCCTCGAACAGGTCCATCAGCGTCCACATAAAACCCTGCGCGACCGGCGTCACTTGCTCGAAAAACGCGATCAGCATTGGGCCGTACTGGTTCGCCAGATCAGACGCCCAGGCCAGAAGGTTGCGCGCGACCGGCAGGAACACCTCGCCCAGTTGGATGCCGAACGTCTCAAGGTTGCCCTGGAACGCCTCCCACTGCCCAGCCAGGGTCTGTGCCTTGGCTGCGGCTTGGTCATTGATCCCTGTCGCTGCCTCTGTCGCCGCCGCCATTGCGTTCCAACCCTCGACGCCCTCGGCTAGCAGGGTTTGCATCGCCTTCATACCGTAGGTGCCAGCCAGGGTCTGAATGTAGGTGTTGCGCTGCTCCTGGCTCATTCCCTTGAGCGCGCGCTCGAAGTCGCCGACGATGGTCGGTAGGCTTTTCATCACGCCCGCGTCGTCGTAGAGCGCGATCCCAAGCTCGCTTAGTGCGCCCTTGACTTGATCCGTGGGCCGCATAATGTTGGTGAACATCGACTTGAGCGAGGTGCCCGCCTCGGCCCCCTGGATGCCGCGCGTGCTCAGGATCGCCAGCGCGTTGTTGGTGTCCTCAAGCGTAAACCCGAACGCCGCCGCAGTCGGTCCCACGTTCAGCAGCGCATCCGCCAGGCCGGACACGTCCGCGACCGATGCGTCTGCCGCTTTGACAAAGTTGTCCAGTCCCACGATCACGTCGTCTGCGCTGAGGCCAAACGTCGCCATTGTCGTCGCCGCCAAGTCGGACGCCTGGACCATATCCAACTCGGACGCCGCCGCCAGATCGATTGCGCCGCGCAGCGCGCCGCCCAGTTCGGTCGTTCCCGTCAGGTAGCCGTTCAGATCGCCAAAGATGTCCGCTGTGGTCAGGCCGGCCTTGTAAAGCCCGGTCATACTCTCGGCTGCGCCCGATGCGCTCACGCCAAGCAGGGTTGTGTCCCCGCCGACTTGCAGCGCCGCGTCGTGCAGTTCTTGGAGAGAGAGCCCGCTGGACTTGCCCGCGATCCCCAGGTCTACCACGGCGCTCTGGAAATCGACGGCCATCGGCACGGTTTTGTGGATCACCGCGCCCAGCCCGGCGACCGCGGTCGTGATGCCCGCAAGCCCGGCCCCGAGCGCCACCTTGCCGATTGTCTGCAAGGACGTGCCGAACTTTTGGCCCAACCCGGACGCCTTTTCTATCTCTTGCTGAAACTGCCTTGTATCAGCAACTAAAACGGCTCTTAGTGTTGCAACGTCGATCACGTCAGGCACGTTGGCCCTTCTTTTCCCCGCGCTTATCTACGACCTTGATCCCCATTTGCTGCGCGAACAGCAAAAACCCCGCAGCTTGCTCGTCGGGCGACTTGCCCGCGTAGTGTCGCTGCGGCTGCCCGCCATCACCCGGATCATAGTCCACATCTGGCATAAAGTCGGACGCCTTCCACGGTAGCTTGTTCTTGCGCTCGCCCAGCAGACCCGCCAGCGAGGCCGCCGCGAATCCCAGCCGCATCGGTATCTGGCCGAAAGGCTCCTCGTTGTAGAACTGGATCCACTCCTGCCAGACCCGCCAGGGTATTTCCGCCAGCATCGCGTCCGGGTTGGGCTGCTCCAGCGCCAGCGCCAGGCGGAATGCAAAGCGCCGCTCGGGCTTCATCGGGCGTTTGGGTCCGCGTCGCCTTGCCGGCGCTCGCTCAGCATCCGCATCGCCGCCGTCGCCACGGCCTGAATCGAGGCAAAGTCCGCGCTGCCCAGGGCAGGCACATCCGCGGCAGAAAAGAGCGGCTTGCCGTCCTCGCCCACGATGCAGCGCGCCGCGATCTGAATCATATTGATCTTGGATAGATCGATCTGCTCGCGCTCTTTGCCGTCTGGCCCGGTCACCGTCTCGATCACGCCCCCCTCGATCAACGACTGCATCAGGTCCGCCGGCACCTCGCGCACGCGCACCATACCGCCGAACGCGCTTACATCCTCGACGCGCCAGCCGCCCTGCAAAATCTTGTCACGGGACAGGTAGTTTCCCATAGTTTCCTCTCGCGGGTTCAATCCCCGCTTCAAGTGACGGTAATCGTCCAGGCACCCGACGGCATAATGGCGACCTCGGCAGCCATCACGCCTTGGACCATTCCGATGTTGGGCGTGAACGTGGACACGAACCCGTCAAAGGTGATCGTGATCGTGCCGCCGGTCATCGCCGGGTTGTAGTAGTTGAACGCGGGCAGGCTCGTGCCGTTGTACGTATCGTTGAACGAGCCATAGATGCCCGTTCCGGCCCCGCCGACGTGGATCGCCGCGCCGGGGTCCAGGTTCAGCGAGAACGACATCTCGGTTGCCGTCGGGAACCCGGCAAACCGTTTTTGCCAGTCTGCGGCTCCCATCGAATGGTCGTATGGCACGTCGATGGAGGACCGGGTTACACCCGGCCCGCTGATGTCGAGCACTTGCCCGATGGTGGTGTAGCTGGTGCCGCTGGCCCAGTCTACTTGGAGAACCGCGCCAAAGGTGGGATGACGAGTGATAGCCTATAGCCTCCTGCCCCTAGATCGCTCGATCCTGCGGGGCACTATGAGCACCTACGTGCTCCATCGCTCTTTGAGCAATTGCTGATCCTTTCCCCACCATTCCATATGTGGCGGGTGGAGGCCGTGGTCTACGTAGACCCCCGGCACCCACAACGATCTAGCGCCATAGTCGCGCTGTGCTTTCCGTTGCCAGTCTACATC